TATGGCCCTTTCAGCCCAAATACATAGCATAATCGTCTAAGTAGTCACTCAAAGACGAGGACCGCCATGCTTTTGTGCAAAGACGGAGGCTAAGTTTAATAACTTAGACACTCCGTTGTTAGCGATTTCATCCACAGATTTAATGCGGAGAGCTCGCGAGGGAAGTGCGGAAAGGCTTGCGCGACCGAATATGACATACCTACTAACTGCGTCCGAACCACTCAACCACCCTCTATAAACTACAGGGTCGTTGAAGATCGGATACGGTCGGGAGGTAGAGTCACACTGGTACTTACTTGACACGCTGACATATTTAGTAACACCCGGAAGGGTGAAAAACATGTCGTCGAGCCAAGGGCCTACAGTAGCAAAGTAGTCGACTACCCAAGAGAAGGGCGTCAGTTCCCACAATACACTGGGGATCTGTCCAACCTCCAAACCTAGGTGGTCTGGTACACTGTAGGAAGCAGCGGTCCGAAGTTTAAGATCGATGCCTGCCACGATACGAATACCTTGCGTGTGAAAATGAGAGTTGTAATGTCCCATTTTCATAGCCCACGCAATGTCATCGGCCCCAATTGTGGTAGTGGACGAAGTGTATTCACGAGTCGCTGTGCCTCTTACAACAACGGAGTGGTCCTCTCTGGTAGTATAATCCAGAATGGCGTTAGCAGCTGACGCGACGTCTTTGATCAGGGGGTTAACCCCGAAACCGAAGCCGAGCCAGATGTCTCCAAATTGTTTGAAGGCACTCTTTCCGCGGGTTTTCTTAATGGCTAACGCAGCTTTCAACGTACTCAAGCCGATTCCGTTAATCTGTCGCACAAGGCGATGGATTTCACGGCTTTCAGCAAGAGGAGCAGCAAGCTGCGCTTTACCAATGTTGCCATTGAGCCTATTCTTCAATCGACCTAAAGCCTGATCGCTCAGGGCAGTAGTGTCAGGTTGAAGATTATGGAGACCGCCGTACATAACGCCATAACCACGACTCTGATAAACAGAACCGTACGAATAGCATTTATAAGACGTCGGTCGATGGGTAACAATCTTACGTGAGTAAGGGTTTGTAGCGTTACCCCCCTTGGCAACTACTTGTCGCCAACCTGGAAGCTTAGTTCCACTTCTTGAGCACGTCTCGAACGTGATATCGCGATTCACATTGAAATATTTCGGTGTGTACTCACCAGTGGTGAGGACAAGCCGATCAGCAACGTGAATCTGCTTTACACGGACTTGAACTGTGCTGTCCGAAATGTTACTCATGTTTCGCACGGTTTTGCCGAGCTTAACACGTGGAAGGATAGGATAAAACTTAGGTTTCTTAAGCATATCTATTTCCTTCCAAAAGGTTGTTGAACAAGAGACACGGAGAAATCCGCGCCTAAAAGGGACCTCTTCAGAGCGCAAGCTCTTCTGCGACAGCGAGCCGGCTTACGCCGGCTCGCCCAGCAGAACTTTCCGAATCAGAATTCTATCTCTTCCGATGAAAAAGGTGACTAACCTCTTCGAAGGAATATGTGATAGAACTCAGCTGCGATATCATGCAGTTGTGAGCGGTCAAGCTCACGGATAAGGAAAGGGAGG